GAAGTGGTCTGAAGTTATCAACCACGCTGATCTCCCAGAGATCAAAGACCCATACAAGCGCGCCGTTACAGCGGTTATGCTTGAGAACCAAGAGAAGGCTCTTCAAGAAGAGCGTTCACAATCTAACTACCTAAGCGAAGCTGCTCCAGCTAACGCAACAGGTGCTAGCGTTGCGAACTGGGATCCAATCCTTATCTCTTTAGTACGTCGTGCAATGCCAAACCTAATGGCATACGATGTTGCATCAGTACAACCTATGTCTGGTCCAACTGGCTTAATCTTCGCGATGAAGTCACGTTACACAGCACAGAACGGTACAGAAGCGTTATTCAACGAAGCTGATACAGACTTCTCTTCATCATCATTCAACGGTAGCTCAGGCACACCAAAGAATGGTACACACGGTGGTGATTCTTCATCACTTCCAGGTACTGACACAACAGTTAACGCTGGTGGTACAGGTACTGCTGGTACAGCAGCTGCTGATACTGTTGCTGACCCATTCGGTGTTGGCGGTGGTATGACTACAGCTGAAGGTGAAGCATTAGGTGATGCATCTTCTAACGCTTTCGGCCAAATGGCATTCTCAATCGAGAAAGCAACTGTAACAGCTAAAACACGTGCGTTAAAGGCTGAGTACACAATGGAATTAGCACAAGACCTTAAAGCAGTTCATGGTCTTGACGCTGAAACAGAATTAGCTAACATTCTTTCAGCAGAAATTCTTGCTGAAATTAACCGTGAAGTAATTCGTACAATCAACGTTAAAGCTAAGTTAGGTGCTCAAACAGCTAACATCACTTCCGCTGGTACATTCAACCTAGTAACAGACGCTGATGGCCGTTGGTCAGTTGAGAAGTTCAAGGGTCTATTAGTTCAATTAGATCGTGAAGCTAACCAAATCGCTAAAGAAACACGTCGTGGTAAGGGTAACTTCATCATCTGTTCATCAGATGTTGCAACAGCTCTTGCAGCAGCAGGTGTTTTAGATTACGCTCCAGCTCTAAGCACAAGCTTACAAGTTGATGACACTGGCAACACATTTGCTGGTACATTAATGGGCCGTATCAAGGTTTACATCGATCCATATGCAACTGTTGACTATGTTAACGTTGGCTACCGTGGTTCAAACCCATACGACGCTGGTATGTTCTACTGCCCATACGTTCCATTAACAATGGTTCGTGCAGTTGATCAAGGTACTTTCCAACCTAAGATTGGTTTCAAAACACGCTACGGCATGATTGCAAACCCATTCGTTGGTTCAGCACCAGGTAACGACACTGGCTACAACCGTCAGAACCAATACTTCCGTATTTTCAAAGTATCTGGTCTTCTAGACAACGCTTAATCTTACACATAATAATAATTATAAGTAAGACTTGAAAGAGGGACTTCGGTCCCTCTTTTTTTATTCAGAGGTGTATAAATAGTATTATGTCAAATTACGTAACAACTAATAAGAATGCTTTAGCCGTTTCAGATGGCTTTAGAATGGTGTTCCATAAAGCACCTAACACTTCTTACTTCTGTCAAAACTTTATCATGCCTTCAGTTAACGCTACTGAAGCGGTAGTTACTCGTCCAAAGGTGGATGCATACTTTCCTGGCGATAAGGTTACATTTGACGAATTAAGTATTACCATGTTAGTAGCAGAGAACATGGAGAACTATGTTGAGATATTCGACTGGATGATGGGAAATGATAACGCTGTAGATGATATCACAGTTTACATCTTATCAAGTAAAAACAACGTTAATAGAACAGTAACATTCAAGAACGCATTTCCAACAAGTATTGGTTCTATTTCATTTAGCGTTCAAGACGCTGACATAACTTACGCTCAAGTCGACGTAACATTTAGATACGATTACTTCACATTCAGTGATGCCCGCGGTGAAAACACTATAGGGCCATAACCCTGTACTTTTTTTGAATACTGTGATATAATAGGCAATAAAGCCTATTTTTTGCAAGGATATATTATGCTTACTTTAGAACAAGTTTTAGAACAGTGGAAGAAAGACTGCGAGATCGATGATCTTGAGTTAGACAAATCTTCCAGAGAAACGCCAAAGCTCCATGCTAAATACGTGGAGCTTTTGTCGCTTGCAAAGTTGCAAAAGCAACGCAAAGAGATGGAGTTCAAAAAACTTCTAAAAGATAAGTTCATGTGGTACAACGGTAAGATGGATAAAACCAAGATGGACGAACTCGGTTGGGATTACGATCCATTCGATGGATTGACTAAACCAATGAAAAGCGATATGGATTACTTCTATGAAAGTGATCCACAAATTCAAACTCTACAGTCTCAGATTGAGTATTGGAAAACAATGATAGATACTTTATCTGAAATTGTTTCAAACATAACTTGGCGCCATCAAACGATCAACAACATGATTAAGTGGCGTCAGTTTACCTCTGGCGTGTAATGGATAAAATAGTAGTTGGCAAATTAAACGATGTACACATGATGATAAGTTGCGACGATGGAATTCGTCGTGAACTATCAGAGTACTTCACATTCTATGTTCCAGGCTATAAGTTTATGCCTGCATTTAAGAATAAGATGTGGGATGGAAAGATTCGTTTATTTGATTTAAGAACAAGTTGTTTGTACTTAGGTTTATACTCATACCTTTTAAAGTTTGCAGAAGAACGTGGTTATAAAGTAGAAGGTGATAACTTATCACGCCTACAAAAGGTTGTTGATCTTGACAAATTCATTAAAGAGTTAGATCTTCCATTTCCACCATACGATTATCAAATTGCCGCATTAACGATAGCTTTACAAAATAAACGTAAGATGCTGTTGTCTCCCACTGGCTCCGGCAAGTCTCTCATCATCTATCTTTTAATACGTTGGTATCTTGCGCAGAAACATAAACGCGCATTAATCATTGTACCAACTACATCTCTTGTAGAACAAATGACTTCTGACTTTATGAACTATGGTCAGAACGATGGTGCTTTCTCAGAGAAGTGGGTACATAAGATCTACTCTGGCAAAGAGAAAGATCCAATCTGTCCAATTGTTATTAGTACATGGCAGTCGATCTATAAGATGCCTAAAGCATGGTTTGATCAATTCGGCATGATCATCGGTGATGAAGCACACACATTCCAAGCTAAATCATTAACCTCTATCATGGAGAAGTTAACTGATTGCCCGTATAGAGTAGGTACTACTGGTACGTTGGATGGTACACTCACGCATCGACTTGTATTAGAAGGTTTGTTTGGCCCAGTTTATCAAGTCACCACAACTAAAGCTTTGATGGACGATGATAAACTAGCAAAGCTACACATTCAAGCTTTGGTGCTAAAGTACAGCGACGATGAATGTAAAGCTATGAAAGATAAATCATACGCTGAAGAAATCGACTTTATCGTTGCTCATCAAAAAAGAAATAACTTTATTAAGAAGTTAGCATTGGATCAGACTGGTAATACCCTTGTGCTTTTTAATAGAGTTGAGAAACACGGTAAACCACTATTCAAACTAATTAGAGACTCAGCAGATGAAGATAGAAAAATATTCTACGTATCAGGCGAGACTGATGTTGCTGATCGTGAAGCTATTCGTTCGATTACAGAGAAAGAAAAGAACGCCATCATTGTAGCTTCACTTGGCACATTCTCCACAGGTATAAATATTAAAAACCTCCATAACATTATATTCGCTTCTCCAAGCAAGTCACAGATTAAAGTACTGCAGTCAATTGGACGAGGTTTAAGAAAAGCAGATGATGGTAGGGATTGCAATCTGTATGATCTCTGCGATGATTTACACTGGAAAACAAAGAAGAATTTTACTTTAGTACACGCTGGAATACGAATCCAGTTATACACTAAAGAAAAGTTTGACTACAAGATTTACGAGGTACAACTAACAAAATGATAAAATACGTACCACGAGATATCCGCCAAATGAAGTTAACTACAGGTGATGAACTTCTAACAGAAGTTGTTGGAGAGGATCAAATCGAGTTTTTAATTCGTAATCCTCTTAAAGTATTAAAGGAAAGATTGATTATTAAAGGTGTTCCTAGAGAAGCAAACTACTTTGCTCGTTGGATGGGATTTGCTGATAATCAGGAATTTATTGTTGGTAAGCAACACATTGTTGCTGAAGCTATAGTAGATGATAACGTTGCAGAGTACTACAATCGTATGATGGATAACGTTGAAAGAGACGATGAGATCCATATTGGTATGCCTCAAGAGGCTGAACATCCTGATCTTGTATCTACTGAAGAAGATAAAGACAAGCCAACATACCATTAATATACTACTATACCCCGGAGGGGGTAGATAAATTTTATACTAGAATTACGTAGTTGTACAGGGTTTATGAAAAAATATTTTCCGTCAAACCCTGTTAAAACACCTAGAAATATGTTATAATATATCATGTGCAATCATATTGGAGTGAAAACCTAATGGAACCCAAAGCTCGTCCACATTACGTGGAGAACAAGAAGTTCGGTGAAGCCATTGTTGAGTACGTTACAAAAGCGCGCGCAGCCAAGGAAGCCGGACAACAAATCCCAGTAGTACCTAAGTACATCGCAGAGTGTTTTTTAAAAATCGCTGAAGGCTTGTCGCATAAGGTCAACTTTATTCGATACACCTATCGTGAAGAGATGGTGATGGATGCAGTTGAGAATTGTCTAAGGGCAATTAATAACTACGATCCTGGTGTCGCTACACGCACAGGTGCTCCTAACGCATTCGCCTACTTCACTCAAATTTGCTATTTTGCTTTCCTTCGCCGAATAGACAAAGAAAAGAAACAACAAGATATCAAATTTAAGTTTATCGAACAAAGTGGCGTTGAAGAATTTATTGCTCAAGCTCTTGGTGACGATACACACAATGAGCAAGCATTTATCGATCAGCTAAGAGAACGTATCTCACGAGTTAAAGATAAAGACACCGCAATTAAAGAGTTCTCTAAAAAAGAAAAGAAAAACAAAGCTCTTGAATTTTTTATGACAGATGAATTAGTTGAGGAACTACTTAATGCTTCTAGCGATACTGAATGATACACACTGCGGTGCTCGTAACTCGTCAGATGTTTTCATGCAGTACCAAGAAAAATTCTATAATGACGTGTTTTTTCCATACCTTCTAGAAAATGATATTAAGACTATCATTCACCTAGGAGATTACTATGAGCATCGTAAGTACGTAAACTTTAAAGCATTAGAACATAATAGAAAAATATTCTTAGCAAAGCTTCGTGAACATAAGATTCACATGCACATCATTCCTGGAAATCATGATGTCTTCTATAAGAATACAAACGAACTATGTTCTTTAAAAGAGTTAATGGGTCATTACATGGATTGTGTAACGATTCATATGCAACCTACAACAATCTTATTTGATGAATTATCTCTATCATTAATTCCTTGGATCAACGCTGAGAACTACTCGTCAACTATGGATTTTATTAAGACGTGTAACTCACCAATCATAGGAGGACACTTTGAGTTCTCAGGATTTGAAATGTATAAAGGAATTCCAAATCCACATGGAATGGATACAGCGGAATTTAGGCGTTTTGAAATGGTGCTTTCTGGTCACTTTCACACTAAATCTTCTCGTGATAATATACATTACCTCGGTTCTCAAATGGAGTTTACTTGGGGTGATTGCGATGATCCTAAGTATTTCCATGTTTTTGATACTAGTACACGAGGACTAACTCAAGTACGTAATCCATATACACTACACACGAAGGTGGTGTACAACGACGAAAAGATGGATTATAATAATTATGATGTAGCCACGCTTGATAATCAATTTGTAAAAGTAGTGGTTGAAAAGAAATCAGACTTCTTTTCATTTGATAGATTTATTGATCGCATTCAACAACGACCAATCCATGAACTTAAGATCGCAGAGTCATTCGATGAGTTCCTAGGTGAGAACGTTGAGGATGATGAGATAGCGTTGGACGATACACAGGTACTTTTGGATTCTTATGTAGACGCCGTTGAGACAGAGGCTGATAAGGATAAACTTAAAACATTACTACGTGGCTTGTACGTAGAAGCCCAGAATACACAATTGGTATGAGAATAGATTTTAAGGTAGTGCGTTGGAAGAACTTTCTTTCAACCGGTGATAACTTCACAGAGATACAACTTGATAGAAACGACTCAACGTTAATTGTTGGTCAGAACGGTGCCGGTAAGTCTACACTGCTGGACGCTTTGTCATTTGGTCTTTTTAGTAAACCATACCGCAACATCAACAAGCCTCAGTTAATCAACTCTATCAACAATAAGAACTGTGTTGTTGAAGTTGAGTTCTCTGTTGGTAGTGTTGACTTTAAGATTGTTCGTGGAATCAAACCAAACGTGTTTGAAATCTGGCAGAATGGCTCATTGATTAATCAAGCTTCTGCCAATAGAGACTACCAAGAGTTTCTTGAACAAAACATCTTAAAGTTAAATCATAAATCATTCCATCAAATTGTAGTGATTGGTTCTGCATCATTTACTCCGTTTATGCAACTTCCTTCGCATCAACGTAGAAGCATCATTGAAGAACTACTTGACATTCAAGTATTTTCGCGTATGAACCAACTTTTAAAAGAAAAGATGGCACGTACAAAGGAGCTTATTAGCGATGCAAACAACCAACTTGAAATCATTGCAGAGAAAATTAGATTACAAAACAAATATATTTCCGACGTCGAGTCACTTGCAAAAGACCAGGTTCGTGATAAGCAGAAAGCCATCGAGGATAACCAAACTGCAATACGGAATCTACAGGACAAAAACTCAGATCTTTCACAGCAGCTTTCAAAATTGGTTGAGAGACAAAAGTCACTTAAAACTGTTGAAAGCAAAAAATCAAAATTGGCCGGATTTGGTCATAAGTTTGATGCTTCCATTAAGGAACTACAAAGCAACAGAGCTTTCTTTATGGAATCTACTTCGTGTCCAACCTGCTCTCAAGAAATATCTCCCGAAACACGGCAGCAGCACGTGCATCGATGCGATAGTAAAATCGACGAGATTAACAAAGGTGTTGAGAAGCTTAAGGAAGAACTAGACGCAATCATTACTCAAGAAACATCTCTTCAAACAGAGATTGAAACGTTTCAAGAAGCTCAACTTGATATAGTTGCCAACAACGCTTCAATCACAGCGCTTCAAAAAGCAATTGATAAATTTGAAGAAGAGATCTTAAAGATTGAAGGAACTGAAGGCGACGTTAGTTTAGCTATAAGCGAGTTAGCAACTCTACAAACACAAAAAGAAAGCCTAGCTAATTTAAAGCTGGGTTATATTGATCAGCAGAACTACTTCTTTATTGCAAATGAAATGCTTAAAGATACAGGTATTAAAACAAAGATCGTTAAGCAATACCTTCCAGTCATCAATAAATTAGTTAATCAATATCTTCAAACGCTTGACTTCTTTGTGTTGTTCAACCTTGATGAGTCTTTCAATGAAACTATTAAGTCACGCTATCGTGATGAGTTCACATATGCAAGCTTCTCTGAAGGTGAAAAACAACGTATTGATTTAAGCTTACTCTTCACATGGCGTCAAATCGCTAAGATGAAGAACTCAGCTAATACGAACCTTCTTATCTTAGATGAAACATTTGACTCATCACTGGATAACGACGGTATAGATAACTTAATGAAGATCTTAGGCACAGTGACTAATGATACTAACGTATTCATCATCTCTCACAAAGGTGATGTACTCGATTCTAAATTTAGAAACAAAATTGAGTTCGTAAAAGAACGTAACTTTTCAAGGATTAAATAATGAAACTTCTACCATACGACGATCCTCTTCTTCGCAAGAAGCTTGAGTACAAAGAATTAGATCAAGCTGGAAGAGAAGAGCTAAATAAAACTTTACTCGAATGTTGCTCAGCTATGAAAGGTGTTGGTCTATCTGCAAATCAGATAGGAATCGACAATCGAGCGTTCTGTGTAAAAATGGCAGGATTTGAAGAAACATTTTTCAACCCAGTCATCACTAAAGAATCTGATAAGACAACTTTATTCAAAGAGGGTTGCTTATCACAGCCTGGTGTTTTCATCACATTAAAAAGAGCAGATTCTATCATGCTTGAGTTCACAGACATCAATGGTGAACGTAAACAAAGCATGTTTAGCGGGATTACAGCAAGAATTATTCAGCATGAATACGATCATATGGAAGGTCGCAACTTCCTAGATCTTGCAAGCCCGATAAAGAAAGCTTTGGCTCTAAAGCAGGCAAAGAAAAAAACCGTTATAATTTAAAGGCTTACGTTGGCCCTGTACAACGGGCAATAACCGTGATATAATAATAGATATATTATGTCGAGGTGTCCATGTCTAGTACAATCAACGTAGAAAAAATTTCAATCAATATTGACCAGCAGTCTACATTAGCGAGATTGCTGGCTCAAGAAAACATCACCGTTCTTCACGGAAACTATCGTACCGCTTGGTTCGATCCTGAGAAACGCGTCTTAGCACTCCCTATTTGGAAGAATCGTGGCAAAGCAGTTTATGACTTGCTTACTGGCCACGAAGTTGGCCATGCACTTTACACACCTGCTAAAGGTTGGCATGACGCTGTAGACGATATTGAAGGTGCTCCTAAAGCATACCTCAACGTTTTAGAGGATGTACGCATTGAGCGAAAAATTCAAGATCGCTATCCTGGTCTTCGTGCACAGTTCAAAAAAGCATACAAAGTCTTAGCTGAAGAAGACTTCTTTGGATTGACAAAACTTCCAGATGACATGAGCGATGTTCTAATCATCGATCGAATTAATCTTCACTATAAGCTTGGCGATAACATTGAAGTTAGTTTCTTTGGCGATGCTGAAAAAGACTTTGTAAAAAGAGCTTTCAAAACTGAAACTTTTGAAGATGTAGTTAATCTTGCAAAAGAGATCTATGCTTATCAAAAAGAGTTGTATAAGCAAATGAACTTTGAAGATAAACCTGTCGACATCAACGTTATGTCTCCTGAAGATAATAACGAGGAAATGGATGGTGAAGATCCTAACGATTATCACAAGCCTGATCCAAAAGATCAAAAGCAACAAGATGAAGAATATGAAGTTACTCAGTCTGAAGAAGAAAACGCTGACAGCGATGATAAACCCAACTCTGTAAAAGCAGGCAAAAAGCCTGACGATCAAGAGCAAAAAGAACTTAAATCAAATCAAGCAATTGATAAACCTGCAGCTAAAGATAAGTCAGTGAATGATTCACTTGAAGCTCTTGACGCTCTAACTGATAAAGCTTTCAGAGATAAAGAAAAGGATCTAACTGCAAGCGATGAAATGCGCGGCTCTATGGTTTACTCTCTTAATAAACCTAGAATTCCTGTTAAAGACGTAGTCATCGATTACAAAGAGTACTATGCTAATTGGAATGAGTATCTTGGTAAACTTGACGATTACTACAAAGATTACATCAATGAAGGTGTGACTAAACTTAATGGTGAATACCTTAAGTTCAAGAATAACACTGAGATGGCTGCTGCATACATGGCTAAAGAATTTGAACTACGTAAAGCAGCTTATCAATACTCTCGCTCTACAATTAATAAAACGGGTATTATTGATACGAATCGTTTGCATGCATACAAGTTCTCTGAAGACATTTTCTTAAAGTCTACTAAACTTGCAAACTATAAGAATCATGGCATGATGATGTTCATCGATTTTTCTGGTTCAATGCAAGAAAACATTGGACCAACTATTCGCCAATTGTTGAATCTTACATCATTCTGTAAGATGGTAAACATTCCATTCGAAGTGTATGCATTTACAACTCGAGTTAAATGTGAAGAAAATGAAAATCCAGATGATTACAACTCTTATGTAGATTGCGAGATTGTATATCAAAAATTCAATCTTTTAAATCTTGTGTCTTCTCGTATGTCTCGTAGCGAGTACCAACAATCTATGAGAATGCTTTGGAATATCTCTAAAGCATGGGACGGCGAGTTGATGTCATCTTATGTCAACCCTTGGAATCAGTTGCATAGCACTCCATTGAATTCATGCATTGCTTACTCATACGATATGATTCGCGAGTTTAAGCTTAAGCATGGTGTTGAAAAAATGACTACTATGTTTTTGACTGATGGTGCTTCTGATTCATTCCAAGTACGTATGACGGACGAAGGTGAAAAGCACCGTGAAACTAATCAGTCTTATTGGAGATCCAGTAAGTGTTTGATGCGATTCGCTGGTCATACTTTAGATGTTGGACATATGCACTCATCTAAAGTTACTCAGGAAATGCTGAAAACGTTGAAGAAGACAACCGGCACAAACATCCTCGGTTTCTTTATTAGTCAATATCGTAACGAAGCAGTAAGCAAAGTTTGCGATGAAACTAACTATAGAAAGAAAGATGATTATGTGCAGCAACTGAACAAGAATAAAGCGATTATTCAAGACAACCTTTTCGGGTATGATCGTTACTTTGGCCTATGCCAAAAGTACATGGATATCGTTGAAGACGAGTTCGGTGAAATGGTTGAA